TGTCCGAAGCCATGTCGTCTTCGTCAAGCAGAGCCGCTTGAGACGCCGTCCCGAGATTGACCGATCGGCCGTTCGATCTCTGATACTGTGAGCAGCGCCAGTTTCCCGATCCGTCAGACAGGAATATTGCTGTGTCCCCGGCAGCAGTGACAATGTTTGCGCCGCCCGGAAGAATAAGCGAAGTCGCGTGATGCGTGAGCGTTAACACGCCTGCGAACCTGACTATCCGCCAGACGTTCGGAACCGTGCCAAGGCTCGTGATCGTCGTGGTGCCGGTGATCTCGATATTAAACCCTGCGGCCGCTCCGATGTCTGTCGTCCCAGCACTCGGAACGGTTGCAGTTGGTGCGTCACCGTAGGACGACACATTGTCCAGAGCGGCATCGATACCAGCTAGGTGGTCAGCAATGCCGTCGCCAGCGGGCGTGTAGTTTACGGCTGTATGAGCCGCATCGATGTCGGTACCATCCAGAACCACGACGCCGGACTGACCGTTTACGAGATCGACCGCGCCGGTTCCGTTGGACCCGGCCTGCGCCATGAGCTGCCAATAGGAGTTTGATTCCGTCGGCAGCGTGGGCGGGGCATTTCCTGAACCCGGCGTGGCATTGATATAAACCCACGTGGAACCGAGCACCCGCACCGCATCGTTCAGCGCGTAAGTCGTCGCGCCGTTGTAGTCGCCGCGGTGGTTGATCGGAGTACCGGGGGCGCCCTTCGGGATCTCGAAGTCGAATACCGCTGCGCCCGATGTTCCTGAGTTCGTGACTGTCGCAGGGTCGTCCGGATTTACCGTGTCCACCGTTCCTACGGTGATCGTGGCGGCGGCTCCGGGCGCGCCTTGAGGACCTGTTTCGCCGGTCGCGCCCGTGTTACCACGCGGGATTGTGAGGTTGAGCGTTTGGCTCGGCGCGGTCCCTGTAATCGTCGCGCTCGCGCTTGAGCCGGCTGCGCCAGTCGTTATAGACCCGATAGCCAGGCTGTTCGCAGGACCAACATCGCCAGTAATATTGACGTTCCAAGACGTGTAAGTTCCCGATCCGATCGCGCGACCGGCAGGAACGTTGATGATCAGCGTCGTGCCGGAATACGAGGTGACAGTCCCCTCCATGTAGTTGGAGGAGCTGTTCGACACGCGTACCCACTGGCCAGCGGAATAACCACGGCCGGACTGCACCGTGAACGTCTTCGCGCCCGTCCCGATCGCAACAGACGATGTGCTGGTCGCCTGATAGCTCGGTCCGGCCGGACCCTGAGGACCGATCAAAGCGGTTACGAGGGTCCACGTACCGGAGCCCTTGGTGTAGTATTCGGCGACATCCTGCCGGAAGTAAACGTCATCGTCCTGCCCAAGGGAATCAGAGGGCACGCCATTGCCGGCCAGAATGCTCGTCTGCGCCGCAAGGATCTCCGCGAGCGAGACGCCGATATCAGAAACCGAGTTCCAGTTCGTCGAGAAGCGGGCGATGCCATACGCCTTCCCACTGCCCGTGGCCCCCGCGTAGGCGGGATAGATGGTGATCGACGTGTTCGAGCCGACTGCGGTGATTTCATAGCCGCGCCCATCCGCGTCGGGGCACCACACGTCCCCTACCTTCACGTTCGCGAGCCATGCTGTGAGCGCGCCCGTCACCGTCGTCGAGCCATTGGTGGCCGTGACGGTGCCCTCGCGATACCATGCGGTCATTCAGAGGTTCCTTAAGTGAAGCGACCTGCCTTAAGCTTGCAGGTGATCGTGTGGGCCTTGATGGCAAGCCACACTCCCGGAGGGTTGCTCGGCATTACGAGACGGCGCTCCATGACGACGCGACCGTTTCTCACAAAAAATCGGTAGCCACAGTAGGTGTGGACGTGTGCGTAAATGTCCCCGGAAGTCTGAGATGTGAGGCCAGGCGCGGTCATGGCCCAGACAAGTGTTCCACCGAGATAGGTTGTCCATCTGTCAAAAGCGACGCCCCAGGCCCCAGATCCCGAGAATCTCACCGCTCCGACTACGTGTGTGCACGACGAATGGCACGCGCCTATATCGTATTCTGTCGTGAGGTTCGTGAAGGCTGTTGACGTGTTGACGATTGCTATGTCGACTGACTTCTGCGGAAGCGTCGTGACTACGTGGAACAGATCCTCATCCGTGTCGAGCTTCACCTCTCCGTTCGCATCCGTCGCGATGATGCGCCCTGCCGATGCTGTAAACGTCACAGAGCAACCGGCGTCGGCGTGTTCGGAACGGAAGACGGTGGCTGGATGTTAAAGCCGAGAACCGATCCAGATCGGTACGCCGGCGCATTGATCACATATCCGGCACACTCAAATCGCCACGCAACGACATTGTATGTGGAGCTTGGGGTAATGCCGATGCTCGGACCTGCCAAGATCACGGTAACCGGGTTCGCATCCGTCGATCGCAAGTAGCGATGGTCGCTGTCGAACTGACCTCCATTAAAAACGCAACGCGTGGGCGTGATGATGATCGTATCGGTCATAGCAGCTCGCCCGTAACCCACACGGTGATCGGGATGGTAATTGCCGGCATAGAGGTATTATTGTTTTTAACGACGTACTCAAACGCTCTGACATGGGTCGCATCCGCGCCGATCGTCACCCACCTAGCCCATTGAGTTTGGGTGCTTCCTGAAAAGCCCATCTGGACTGGCAGGCTCCCGGCAAACGCGACCTTGTTGCCACCGATCGTGGCCGAAGCGAGAACCCATGGCTGCCCAGGCCTACCGTGCGCAAAGAGGTCATAGGTCTTTGTGAACGTCCCCATGAGAGAGGTCGCATAGGCATCGAAAACCTGATTTTTCGTCTCGGTTCGGATGACCTTGGGATACGCCAGGGAAGAGTGAAACTTGATACGGTCGAGGTGGCTAAGAGGGTCGCTGAAGGGCAGATCGTCGTCACCCGTGAATATTGATACGACACCGTTTGAGCCCTTTCCGAGGAGGGTCACCCTCATGCGGTCGTCAACCTTATTTCTGGCGTGTTGAAGTTCAGCCTCAGCTCTCCATTGGAACCAGCGGCCGACTTGAGAACGCCCTGATAGGTGCCTGACCCAAAGTTCGAGCTGATCGAGTCGATCGACGCGACATTGAGCTTGGCTGCGGTGATGGTTCCGTCTCCCAGCATGTTGCCTGTGAACACAAGCGTCGGGACCCCCCCGACGTTTCCCAGTGAGAACACGGTCTTAGGAGCGCCGCCCGTCTGATCGGGCTGGGCAATCTGGAACTTGTCCGCAACCACAGTGAACGCAGATCCAACAGCCGTTCCATCGAGCTGAATGAGCCCCGTCACCTGCCCGTTCGAGTTGAGCGTGACCGCAAATTTCTGCTCGATACCGTCCACCGACTGCGAGAGGATCTGCACCTGCGCAATATTGCCGTTGAGGGCCGTCGTAATAGTCTGGTCTACCTGCGCCAGAGCATTGTCGGCGTTGGTGCGGGCCGTTGTCTCCTGCGTAATGGATGCCAAGGCGTTGAGGAGTTGCGCCTCGAAAGTCGTCAGCTGCGATACGAACGCTTCCTGCTCGGTGAGCCGTGCTTTTTGCTCGACGCGGATCGCAACCTTGTTCTTTTGCCCCTCGAGCAGCGCCCGGATCGTTGCGGCCGCCGCGTCCTGGCTGCGCTTGATCGTATCGAGCACCATGCTCGACACTGATCCCAGCATGGTATCCACGGCCGTCACGAGCGACAGCTCGAACTCCTGCTGAGGGGTCAGCGCTCCGTTGAGCTCTATTTCGTTCAGCGTGTTCTGCGCCGCCTCGATCGCCTCCTGGAGGGCGGTGAGATCGACCTCGTCGCTTTTCTGCTCTCGGTTCAGCGTATCGATCAGGACCCGAAGGGTCTGGTACAGGTGCTCGACCGTCTTGCCGGTCGGATAGAGGAACCGCGAACCGCCGCCGTCAGCGCTCACCGCTCTCTCCTGCGTCAGTGTGGACCCCTGTCGCCTCAGTCCAGGTCGCGCCGGCCGCGACGTTCACCATGCCGCGCATATACCGCCCCTCGGCATACACCGGGCAGAACCCCTCGGAATTCATCGGGGACTCGGGTGAAACTGTCTCGGTCTCATCAAGGCGGCGCAACCGCGTTGCAATCTGCCCCGTCACGAACTCGGGGGCTGCATCAATGATCGGATGGAGTTCGGAGACGAACGTCTGGCGGCCGACCACATCGTAGGTTGCCGTTGAGAACGACGCCGCCCGGTTCGGCCCTGTGAACTGGCACAGCCTCCGGTCGCCGTCGACGACCGCCCATGCCTTCCGGCTCTCTCGGAACTGTGGGCTATCCGCGCTCACGTTGGCAAACACCGGATCGTCAGCATTGGCGGTGCCGAACATCTCGATCAGCCCGGCTTCGTCGTCGGCATTGACTGGCTCTCGGTGAACCTCAAGACCGAACTGAGAATCGAACTCATCCCACGTCCATGTGTCATCGGCCCACGAATAGATGAGCACCTCGTTCGGCGTTATGAAGCCGTCCGTGGGATACGCGACCATCCAGCACTTCCGCTTCGCATCGACCGCGCTCCATACTTTGTGGCGGTAGCCGTAGTT